GAATATGTTCGTGAAGGGTAAATGTATTTACGAAAAGTAGATATATCCACGAAGACAATCAGTTTTTTTTATAATTTTCAGGATAATTAATTAACGATAGAAAATTCCAAACCTAATTTAGAATTAGCTATATATGTATAAGGAATATAACAATATCCGTTATTTCCCCATTCAGGACCGCGAGAATTTACAGCTGTAAATAATTGTTTGTCTCGCATATACCCAATTAAACAAATTTCGTATCCCCCCATATATGGATCTTTTGGATCTTGTGGGTCATTCCAATTGACCGGATCAGGTAATTTTACCATTCCAGTAGCCATGGTAGTAGTAGAATTAAAACTATTATACACATTTAATAAAGCTACTACAGATATACCATCTGTAATATATGCTTCTATATTTGCCACTAAATCCTTGTTAATAGGTATTTTTTGTACATTATGTGTTTCAGGAGATTCCTCCGATTCGAGTTGATTACACATAATACTATGGGCGATATGGAACGCATGCGTGGTGCAATTATCATGATCGGAAAGTTCAGGACAATACGATTTTACAGAACCCCAGCGAGGCTTTTCTGTTGCATATTTTTCTGATTTTTTGTAATAAAGCGAATCAACATAACTTTTCGATCCACTCAATCTAACTATAAGATCTTCGGGTCGAATGTAAATACTTTGTTGCATTATTGATGTTATATAATAGTGAAAATAAGATAAGAAAAAAATATAAATCTAATGCTAAAATTTTGGTCTGACGTATTCTCCGTTTTCCAGGAACCATTTATGATCTTTTTTAATTTCTTCAGCACTTATTTTTCTTCCGCTTTCCTCTTTGAATTTTTTCTTAGTGGCATAGATACAATGTATGTTGGATACATGCTTCCACGCGCTAACAAATATATGTTTTCTCACAGGCGCTTCTAATAAAACTTTTTTTGGCTTTTCTGGGTCCAGATTCTCCAGAGAAAACGATGCTTCTTTCGATGCGAAGATTCTCTTCCAACGTACGTATACGCAATATTCTTTGGTTTTGATTTTTATTCTATTTGCTGCTAATTCATCCAAATATTTTTTAGGAAGAATATTCAATAATTTATCAACAGCAATAGAAAATAATGACTGCATCGATTTCCTTTCTCTTTCTCGTAATATCCCTGGATAAATGAAACCTCCGTCAGCAAGACCTAATTTAAACATTTTTAAATATTCAAGTTGTGCACCTCCATCAGAATTCATTTTGTTTATGTATTTCATGAGACGTTTTTTTGTCGCGCAAATGATATCAATTCCACAACCGTTATAAATAGCGAAAATGTGATCTCGAACAGGTTCCTCGAGAAGAATTCTAATTGGTCTATAAAAGAGTAATTTTTTCACTTCAACATAAGTATTGGCCTTTTTTTTAGTCAAAAATATGTAATCATTTTGAACTATATAAACAGAACGCGCCTCTAGCCTTCGATCTACTTCTGCTTCTATCAGTTTATCGATACATTCTTCCGGGAGCACATTATGGAGCGACATCCTAGATGAATTATATTCAAAATAATCAGTTTTTCTAATTAGATATTCCTGGTTTTCCACTATATATATGGAGAATAAAAAAAGCCCGCCGCCACTCGTCCCCGATTTTGGCGAACCGGAGGGCTATCTTAAAATATACCTGAGAGATGAGAACTCAGCCGCGGTAGAGTCGTGGAATGCAGCTTTTCACGATACTCGCTTGTCCGAATATTTAAGAGAAAAAAACATGAGGATAGATTTTGATATAGCTAGAGGGAGTGTATTAAATTTGACAGAAAATATAGATGTTTTGGTATCTCCTTGTTATAGCAATGGTTTTATGAAACATGGAATATGTAATAAATATATTAACTCATTTGGCGCGAGGATAGAATCAGATATACAAAAGCAAATCAGCCAAAAATATCATGGTATTTTACCTATTGGACGTGCTATCATGATGAGCATGTCGAAATATAGTGATAGTTTTAGATTTTTAGCCATATCACCTATCTCCACAGTTGAAGGATCGAATGATCCATTTTCGGTTTTCTTGTCTTTCAAGGCAATTCTGGAAGTTTGCGAGGCGTATAATTCTTCAAGAAAAGATCAAAAAATTACTTCCATTGCATGTCCAGCTCTTGGAAATTCAGAATATTTCAGGTCAGCGTTGCAGATGCGCGTTGCAATAGATACATTATATGGGAGAGGATTCGTGGGTAAGAGCAATTCTGAACAAAAAGAATTGCATACTTTATTAACGACAATTAAAAAACCATTTTCTATTTCTGCATTATATACACCATGACGTTGGCGATAGTGATTTTACTAATACTTATAATAGTATATTTTTGCTTCGCAGCCAAAAAAGAAACTTTAGCACCTATGCTCAAAAAAGCATTAGACGGTGAGGAATTATCTTATCAATCTAATATCGGTCCAGGATTCCGACCTACTAGTTTTTAATTTCTTCATATTCGTTATATCTCTGATGAAAAATGTCGCAAGCGTTTATAATAATCATTGCCGCGCCTATTTCTATTAGAAATGCTAGAGCAAATAATATGGGGCTTATAATATTTTCATGTTCACATAAGTTAAATATGTAACAAATTATAAAATAATTAATAAAACCCATCGCGGCTATCGTGCTAAAAACAACCACAATACCAATGGCAATGAATGAAAATCCGCATAATATAGCTAAAACAAAATCTCGCGCTTCATCACAGATTCCTGCGCAAGCATATTTTATTCTACGGTAATCCATCTTTTTTTGTAAATTATTTGTGTATGTAATCAATTTTACTATTATTTAGAGAAAAAGGGTAGAATGATCTACAAAAAAACGAAATAAATCATTTTTAATAGTTTCCCCTTGCCAACACCGCTCTCATTACGGAGATGAAGTCCTCTTCCTCTTCCTCCACCTCTTCCTCCCAGGTTGAAACCACCACATGCTTAATTTTTTTAGCACTTTTGGCGCGCCTTACCTGCCTAACCGCTCCAGCACCCCAAACGCTTCTGGTATCCGCATCAAAATCGTTATTGAAATTGTCCTCGCCCTCCCAAATCCCTGATTGCAACATCTTAGGATCGTACTTTTCCCAACCATCATCATCATCACCATTTTGAACGAAATAGTAAGTGCTTCTCAACTCTTTTTCTGGAACTGTAGGTACCATCAATACATAATGTCCTACGCCCATACCTACGTATCCGAGGTAGAAGTCCACTTTGCAGGGAAAATCTCCAGATTCATGACCGTGAGCAGTCATGATCGAACTTCCCTTTTGGAGTTTGTAACCTTTTACATCAAATTCAAGTTGATAGATCCTGATGGTCTTGTTGAACACTTTGCAAAATTCCTGCATAATGTTTTCATCTGCACACGTTCTGTATTCCCAGTATTTTGACAAGCTAGGTCTCTTGGTCAATTTTTGCTTGAGCTTGAAAGCCTCTTGTTGAATACAGGATATATGTCCGTCCAACAACGATTGATTCTTACCGGCTGAAGCAGTCAAGTAGAAACATCCGTTAGTATGCTCGATGTCATGATCTTCAGGATCGACAATCTTAACTCCGAAGTCATAAACGACGAACTTCTTACAGGTGGTTTCGTAGATTTGAGTAGACATTTAGAGGTATAATTGGTATACTCTACTACAAATAATCAATTTTTTATGGACTTTCCGGACATAATATGCACTATTTTAGATATTTTACTGGATTCTGAAGACGCTAGAACTATATTGAATTGTAAATATATATGTAAACAGTGGTATAGTATCATTGATAAATACAGTAAAAAATATATCAATAATAAGCCTGTTTTTACATATAAAATGAGACATAATATTACTTTTTCCCGATATCTATCGGATAGCATATTAGATATGCTGCGACGTTGTGATTTCAATAATTTTTTGATTACTAGGATAAGAGATCACCCCGGAGCGGTATTGGAGTATATCTTGAATTTGGTCCCGAATGAAAAAATCAATCAATTGAGAATCAAAAATAATACCATAGTGAATGAAAATGTCGACAGATGGATTACTGTATTTTTTAACGATGCCGCAATATTTGAAAAAACTGTAGATGATCTTATTGATAATAGATCAGAAAAAGTGGGACAAATATACAATTTATTTTATAGAAAAAATAATCACTTAAATAAGATAGCTTGGGTATTTATATTAATAAATTGCGAAGACGATGAGATCATCACTCAAGAAAAATACAACGAGTGATAGATCGCGAGTGTTACACGCTGAAATATTCAAAGCACAATCTCTGGGTGATGGGTATATACAAGAGCATGTCAAAGATATACTTCGACTCGTTGAAGATGATATAAAATCCAGTATAGAAGAATCTAGAACAAGTTCACAAACAGAATTGGCTGTTTTATTTGATATACCTGGTATGGATAGAGGCAGAGCTAGAAAGCATATTTATTTTCATATATTAAGATCTCTCAAAAAAGCCGGATATATTCCAAGTTTAGAGATCAAAGGCAAATCTGTTTTCTTAAATGTAACATGGTTATCGAAAGAAGATGATGGTCATGAAAAGTATATGACTAGCTTCATTAAATCGCATATAGTAAAGAAAAAAGTAGAGAAAATAGCCGAAAAGCCAATATCAAGAAGAAGAAGGGGTAAGAAAAAAAGTGAATAGAAATATTTTTTAGTTCTTATGTATATTTTTTAGTATTGCTGATACTTCTGTCAATTCCCTCGACAGAGAGATTACCATAGCGACTAATATAAACAATATAAATATTATCACCTGTATTACAATAACATCGCCGTAGTTGTAAGATGATGGTTTTACCTTATATGGTTCAGTTTGATGGAAAGACGGTAGGTTGGATAACAGCCGCTCCTTTGAATTCTTGGTAGAATCCAGATAATAATCATTTCTCCTCATGGGATCTTTCTTGCTATAGATGTTATAATAATCATACCCAGAAAAAGGTTGTCCATTCAATGGTTTTTCCGAGTAATCAAATTCGCCAATATCCCAATTTCTCCCCATCGATTCTTGCGCAATGGGAAGATAAACATTTTCTTCAGGAGGGTCTTTCATGAAATATGGATTGAAAGAATATTCATCGTCTCCTAAAAATCCTGTACCTGCTATCTCTGATTCCGATGGAGAATACATCTTGCTTTATAATAAACTACATAAACAATTTAAAAACATCAATATATCCATATAATAAATTAATAAAATGGAATTATTTGGAGTTGGTAGAACTCATGTTTTATTTTTGGCTAATGTATTTCCCGAAGATTGTTTGGATGAAGATGATGTGTTGAGGAACGTCGAGGAAGAATATTTAGACGAAGAAACTGAAAAAATATCAGAAATATCTAATGACAGCGAAGACGACTCCTCTGAAGAAGATGTTTCGAGTCTATTTAATTCTATCATAGAAGAAGAATCAGAAATATCACAAACTAGAGATGAATGTATAGAAGAATACGACAATTTGCCGGAATATTTTACAAATATTAACTCTTGGCCCAAATCTATTAATTCACTCTGTTGGAGTTGTGCACTAAAAATATATAGTATACCGTGGTTTATACCAGTAGGAAAAATGAAAAAATCGGTTCCCGCTTATTGCGAAGACATAGACTTTCAAGAAATAGATAATAACTCTAATATTTTCGACAACGTGAGCGATTTTCAAGAATTTCCTGAAGTATATCAACCTCCTTCTCGTACAAAAGAAATACACGTTCTTATCCCATACGGAAGATTTTGTACACCCTATTGCGCCCAAAGATACATTAATAGAATCAAAGATCCGAAAATTAAAAACATCTGGGAAGCGAGTGAATTGCTCAAACATTTATACGAAAAGATATCTGGAAAACCGGTCCAATATATACCGGAAGCGGATGATCCGACTATCATGATGCAATTCTGTGGACCAAAAGGCATAACTGCTAAAGAATACAGGGAACGCAACGAACACTGCAGGGTTGTATTTTCTGATAAAATGTGATATAAACATTTATATTTGAAGGTTTCTTAGGATAACCTATATACCATGAATGCCCTTGAAGACATAGAAGATAACACCAATTTGACTGGATTGTCATCTTTGGTGAATAGATATCATATTAATGACAAATTAGATCTAGATAAGATAGAAAAGAGTATGATCGGAGTTTCCGGCATCAAAATTATAGAAGAAAGTGATCCCGCTAAGGAATTTGAGAGCACTATTAAAGAATTATCATTAGATACCGGCATCAATTTGGATGGTGTTTCTATGGGAATAACCAAAAAAACTATACCAACTGAACCTGCAAGATACACAGAACTTGAAGAGATAGAAGAGGAAGAATACCCGGAAATGCTCGAGGAAGAGGAAGAATATCCAGAAATGCCAGAGGAGGAATATTTAGAGCCAACAGCGCCCGTTAGAAAGCCTTATAGACCGGCACCATCTGCACAATCAAATTACTCTTACCAACAACGCCCGGTCCACAATCCATATTACCACAGACCTGTTCATTCTTCTTACAGATATCCAAATTACAGAGAAGAAGAACATTTTGACGAAGTATTGAGAGCATATTCTGGCATAAATTCAGATGTAAATTTAGAAAGAGAAAAAGAAGAAGATACTAAAGCAATAATATTGGAAGATATTGACGAACTGAGAGCCGAATTAGCGTCCGATGGCGTTGATCTTTCAAGAATACCAGAAGTAAACCAAGACAGTCCAATGAATTTAGTACAAAGCGTACATAAATCTTTGCGAATGAAATATGATAGAAAAAGATGTAACACTCTCGGATCGGAAATTATCTTAGCAGGTGCACAAGGTTTGGGTTATTTATTCAATGGTAAGAGAAAATTTGGTCCGTATGCCCCAAACTTAGAAGGATGGCATAATACGGTTCGCCCCAAACTACGTCGTATGAAGTACGAAACTTCTACAGTAGTAGCCAGTATAATGCAAGAATATAATATAGGTCCTATAGCCCGTATTCTATTAGAATTAGGCCCGTCGGCATTTTTATATAGTCATATGAAAAAAGAACAAACGGGAGCGTCTGGCTATTCGAAAGATCAAATGTCTGAAGCATTTGACGATCTTAGGCAATTTGATTCAGAGTAATTTACCTTATAAATATTTTTTTTATTAGTATAATAAAAATGAGTGCACAGCCGGTCTTTGAACAAGATGTTGCTATTCGAGGTTATTTCGAAGTAGGTGAATATATTTCTATTGGAGCTACTAAAACCGATACAATTTTGAGTCAAATCGGAACTGTAATTATCGGAGCCGCTGGCGATTTTATTCCGTCTATGCAGGGTGGAATAGTATTATTCTCTAATGGTAATACATCTTTTATTAAAAGTTATGTCAACCCTTTTAGCTTAATAGTTTCTCCATCGCGAAACGAATCTCAACAATCTGCTACTATTGCATATGGAGGATCGCAATTTAATCAAAATGGCGTTTCGTCAAGCAATGTAGACACTATAGATTTAACAACAATTACTTTGACGGCTACTGATGTGTCAGCATCTAATGACATCACTGCTGGAAATGATATAACAGCAGGAGGAAATGTAGGCAGTGCAACTATGTCGACCACTGGGAATATTACAGTCGGTGGTGATATAAATATCGCCGGAGCATTAGTAGTAGCTAATATTGCTGCCACAGGTAATATTACGGCGGGTGGTACTTTACAAGGTGCTACAGTTGTGTCTACGGGCGGTGCTACTATTGCCGGAGCTTTACAAAGTAGCACTATTAATACTACTGGTAATATAGTCTCCGGCGGCGATGTACAAGGCGCTTCTCTGACATCCACAGGACCCGCCACAATAGCAGGAACGCTGCAAAGCGCAGATATTAATGTTACAAATACTATTAGTACGACTGATTTGACTGCGGTTGGAACAGTTTCGGCTGATATATTATCAGCCACTACATCGATCAGCACACCTTCGTTATCTACAGGATCCATTAGTACTACAGGTAATATAACTACCACGAATGGTTCATTTAGTACAACCAATGGCAATATCTCTACAACTAATGGTACTATATTAGGCAATAACATAATTGCTACAGGTACATTGCAAGGAGGAAGCGTTGTTGCGACTAGTTCATTTACCACATCGTCCATGACTTTGCCAAGTATATTGACTACCAAAGGTCAATTGGTTGGTACTAACGGAGTTTCAGGAAATGTTTTAGCTACTCCTGTCGGAACTAATGGATCACCTATTGTGTATGATTCTACCCAAACCACTGGTATTTCGAGTACTATGCCCACTTACGGATCTAGTGGAAATACTGCCTCTGGATTTACGGGAGGGACTCTTAGTGTAAATATTACACGTATTGGTACCATGGCTATTCTCACGCTAAGCGCGTTTCCTGGTTTCACTAATACTAGTGGTGTTAATAGTAGTTTCTTGAGAAATTTTGCGATTCCAGCAGGATTTTTACCAACTTTTAACAATACTAAGTACGGAGTACAAGTCGTAATTAATGGCGCCACCCAAACCGGTGTGGTAGAAATCAGTACCCTAGGACCAGGAAGTTTAGTTATTAGCGTAAGTAGAATAACGGATCCTAACCCTTCTACTTCTCTTTCATTCGCGGCGGGAGATACTCTCCTATTACCACAAACTTGTTTGAGTTATTTCTGCAACGGTTAATTGTCAAATACGCCTATAAAATTAACACTTTTCCCGCTAAAAAATGCGATGTTTCTTTTTTTGACTACATGGTTGATCGAATCGTTGATTTCATCGCAAATTCCGGAATATAATAGATAAGCTGCCATGATTATAGCTGATCTCTGAGCTCCTGCATGACAATGTATTAATATATTTTTTCTCTTCTTCTGAAATTTATGTATTGCTGAGAGTACGATTGGCAAACATTCTCTCATTATTTTTACATCTTCATTTTGCCTGGTAGTCAGTATGCCGGGAATTCCTGGATCATCAACAGGAACCCTAATATAATGAATACTTCCAAGAAATTTAGAAGGTATATTTTTAGATGCGTTTACCACTAGTTTAATATTATTACGGATCATAAAATCTTTTGATTGTGAAGTAGCTTCATTACCGAGCCAAACTCCAGGCAATATTTCGTCCACGGATTCAACAAATGTATTGTAGTCCATTATACTTACTAGAAAAATAGAAAAATGAAAAATTAATATCATCTTATAAGATGGATGTGTTTTCAAACCCTCAGCGGAACTCAGAAAAACTTAAGAAATTTCAGCAATTACCCTTGTTATTCTCTCCTTTTGAAAATAGCACATGTTCTATGAATGGATATCTAAACGAAGTAAATTTTGATGAAGAGGAGGTAATACCTTTTATGAGTTGTGAAGGTAATATCATAAAAATAGATTGTAATTTTGGACATAAATATTCTGATTATTACAAATCACAAACAGTAGAAAAAAAATCCAATAGAGGTAGAAAAAAGAAAGACAAGCCTAAGAAAACTAGGAAATATCAAGGAGATGGTTCTTCTTTTAATTCTCAAATTACATTTGTTGTGCTAGGGACTCACATCAGAAAAAAACCATATATGCCGGATAAACATTCTGTTAAGGCTATAAAATGTGGAAAGAACTTAGAATCTGTTACTAAAGAATACAAGATAAAAGTATTTCGCAATGGCAGTATAACAGTACCCGGAGTATTAACAGAAGACATGTCAGATATTAATCAACCTCTCAACGAGGTTTGTAAGTATTTATCCAGTATTTTCATAGCGAATGTGAAACCATTAAAACTATTTTCTGTTATGAGGAATTACAAGTGCCGGTTATTAGAGGGTATGATCGATATCAGGCAATTACAGGCTTTTTGTGAAAGGCATTTTGTTTACCTTATCAATACGAGTTTTTCGGACATAGTGGATTTCTTGATCAATCCTGCTTTCGAAAAGTTAGATATATCCCCTTTATTCGAGGGATGGAACACAGTTTTAGAAGCTGGATTAGAAAACTCTAATGATCTGGATCTCTCATTCCCAGAAATGAGAAGATATCTGAGCGATTCATTAAACAGTAAAAATCTTTACGTCAATTTTGATAAACTAGTGGAAAAAATAGAAGAGTATCCCTTACATCAAGACTATCAAGTGTTGCAAAATTTTTACGATGCTGTCAATAATAGTTATAAAAAACTAGACAATATTGTGTACAAAACAGTACTTAAGTATATAATGTGTCGATATGTAAAAAACTTGAAGATGTCGCTAATGAAATCCGGAAACAATCTATTGAGTCATATCAAATATGACCCGGAAAAATATCCTGGCTTCTTGGTAAAGATTAAGACTCCTAACATAACGGATGCTGATAAATTGACCACTATTAAAATATTTCCAAGTGGTAAAATTAATATCGACGGGGCGAATAATAGACAAGAAGCTGAATATATATATTACTGGATTAATAGTATCTTCTATGACAATCCGAAATTAATATATAATCCAGATGAAAGTTACGACACTACTGATAGTGAATATTCTACAGGTTCCGAAACAGATGAAGATGATTTAGGGGAATCCTAATCTGAGCAGAAAATCTATCACAATAATTAATAATATCATCACGGTGGCTTGTACCATTACGCCTTTAGAAGTTGGATTTTTATGTTCCGTCGCCCCATCTATATTTCCCAAAACTTTATCTATGAACACATCACTGCTGATGAATAAGAATATCAAAAATATAGAAAACAACAGTTTGAAGTAAACTACTCCCATAAATTTCACAGGAGTGTTATTAGATTTTTTTACTTCTACTTCCTCATCATCGATATCGATATCGTCATCGTCATCGTCAATTATATCGTATTCTTCACTCATTGTACTTTATGTATATTTCTTCGCCTTTTTTTCTTGTAAATCGAAAATTATCTTTTGTATTGTTCAATATAATAGAAGAAAATAAATATTCTCTTTTTAAAGGATTTAATAAATCTGAAACCATCAATTCCAACAAAATTTTGTAATCATGTTTAATTACTACTAGTTTTTTCTTATTACAATATGGATTTTCAGCCCCGAAAATACAAGGCACGAACACATTAGGAAATATTTTACTCGCTATTTCTTTTGAATGACCGGATTCTAGTTGAATAAATCCAGAGGTATGCTTCGCTAGTTCAATCTCTAGATTTTTTTGATCTTTATCATGTGATAATTGTTCTAAGTGTCGTAATGTTTTCCTATCGAATTCAAAAATATCAGCTTGTATATCTGAGAGTACTTTTCGTTTGCTGAAATCATCTTCTATAATTTGGTTAATGTATTGCTTTATTCTATGCAAATCATTCGGGAAACCCTTCAGCATTTCTTGCAAATTGCTGTAAAATTTTTCTAATTCAGATATTTTTTTGAAGTTTGTGTATTCGATTTCTTTATACAGATTGTCTCGCATCTTATTATCTCGTTCCGAGTCTAAGCTACTTATAAATTCAGATACAAATATATTATATATGTATCTCTTATATAAAGCTTTGTTGATTTTAGAAAGATCTTCCTTTTCTGATTTTTTGTTCAAATTTGCGTTAATTTCATCCGGATCGTATAAAAGATAGAATATTGAGTACCTAGTTGGTAATTTTTTGAATCCTTCTACTAAAATAGAATGATTCTTCATAGCTCCAGCAAGCAGTTCGACGTAATCAGCTGGTTTAATAGATGTAGGCTTGAAATAATGATATAATCCTTTGGATACGAATCCTATTATTTTATCTTCATAAGCTAAGAATTTTTCTACTTTTATCAAGGGTACTACTGGTAAAATAGTTTTTTCCCTCTGGTTCCATGGCGAAGAATATTCTGATTCCTCCGGAGCCACTTGATAGGCACCTTCTTCTTCCGATATTTGTACAACAAACTTGTTGTAATCATCATAAAGAACTTTGGTATCCATGAAAGAAGCAGTAATATCTGTTCTATTATAATTGGAGAAACTTTGTAATTTTTTGTCCGCGTTACGAGAAAATTGTATAGGCCATATAGTGTATTTTCTTCCTTTGTGAGATTGGAATGAAATTCCCACGGCGTAACAAGTGTTTCTATTATTCATATAATATTTTTCTATGACCGCGCTGACAGTACTTTTGGAAACGTATCTCTGCACAGTAAATAAATTGATCGCGCTTAATATTGTAGTACTATTTTTAGACACTACTTCTAGTAAAACTTTTCTCAGCAATTGTATTATTTCATCTTTGTGAGTATACACTTTTTTCTCAACCCGTCTATTTTTGAAAAATAACTGCGGCACAAATACAAATATAGGATAGTAGACATAATTGCTATTGAATAAAGTTTTAGCTTTTTTCCTCTTTCTTAACAAGATTATATATTCATTAACTCCCGCATGCTCTGAATCTGGTATCATATTCTCTATTGTTATGGTATCTAAGCTAGAAGGGATATTCGGAATAATGAATTCTATATTTTCAGTGGCTTTAGTAGATTTTGTGCTCGTACCTGCGACGTCGATGCTGGTATCATCTAGTAACAGAACCTTCTTATTGAAACAAATTTCCACCAACTCTATAAATAATTCATTCCAACCTGGGAATTTTTTCAAGAAACCGCCGCCAATCCCCAATTTAACGTTTTCCTCCACAAATAATTCAAACATTTGAGTAAGCATATCATCCAAAGTAGAAAAGAAACTATTTAGCTCACCCCTGTATATAATTTTGAAATAATCTAAACTTCCGGAATAGTTGCGGAAATAACTTATAATTTTTTCGATAAACTCCGGAAAACTCATGTTCAAAGAAGATGCGATACTATACCCAGCACCTACGTTTGAAACACTCGAATTATTTTGTGAAACGCCATATAAGTAGTGGCCTAATTTTTTAGTTCCACCGCCCACTAACGGCTTGTCGAGCACAGCTTTTTCTAATTGATGTCTTGTTATAATTTTAGCATGTATGTTTTCATCCCCAACCAATTTAGCTTTCGCCAATCTATATATACCTTCTATTAATTTTAATTCTTCCCTATCCCTCAAAAATAAGATAGGCCGCGCTACATCCGCATTACTTATTTTATTATAATCGGATGGACTTAGCTGCGGGTCCTCTAATATTTGCAACACAGTACTTTCACTATCACTTATGTTATACTCTTTTATTTTTTTCTCTAAGAATCGTGTCATTTCAGACAATGGTATATCTTTCACTTTGCTATGCCGCGTTATTTTTAACAAATGATGCACCGAATATTGCCGGGAATTATCGTAAAAGACTTTCGGTATCTGTTCTTCTGTTAAAGTATCTTTGTCTGCTAAATTGTACAATAGATATTTACCTATGATATCTGGAAGGTTGCCGATGCGACCAACATCAACTGGTTTGCCATAATTCATAATATATCTAGACGGCCCACCTTTAACATCTTCTTCTGTGTATGTATGTTGCTGCATACATGTATTATACACATGATCCTTCTTAGAAAAATATTTTTCATCTCCGGCTTCGGACGCGGGAGTTTTTTTGCAACATGGCAAACAATACCCACGGGGATGCTGACCAACGAGAAAATTCAAATAGGGAAATTTAGGATTGGGGCATACGTAATAAGCAGGTTGGCTAGTGGTATAATTCCAGAACTTCACAGCTTTATTTTTGATACTTGCCTCTAAATTCGCGTATTCACTTTCATCATATAATAATGGTTGATGTTCCTTTTGACATATTCGCGAATAGACAACATCGCTGCCAAATTTTTTAAAAACATATAATTCAGGGTCTTTCGATTTCAGAATTTTCAACCTATTCGTTTTCTTTCCTTCCGGTTTGTTAGGGGTGAGTAATGTTTTCTTTTCCTTTTTTTCATTTTCGAATCTATAAAACAATGATATGACGTATTCGTAAAAATATCTAAATTCGTTTTCTTTCAAATCTTGTATTTCCACTTTTACATCAGTAGCTCTATGTATGAATTTCATCGTTCTTCCTTCTCCAAAAAGCTGTGTCCATTTTTGTTTGATCTTCGAATTAGTTAAGTACTCATAATAATTATGCGCGTATATGTTTTGCTCCATGTCCGAGAAATTGTAATGTACCATACCTTTATTCATTTGATACACAAATGTTCCTGCATCAGAAACTTCAGATGAATTTTTTATTATATCAGAGGAACTGTCTAATTTCAATAATTCACCTAGTTCACGAAATTGCGGTGAAGAAAGAGGGGACTTCCAAAATAAACTAAGATATAACCCAGAAAACTCAGAAGTTGTTTTACTAACCAATGGTAATCTGTTCATGCTATCAAACACTCCTCTACCCAAACTATTTATAATTTGTATAATCGGATTCACACTCTTTTCTATCAAACTATACATTTTCATGAAATCTATTTGAATTTCTTCTCCCCAAGAACTTCTAACCTGATATTTGCCATTTTCATGAATTGTCAAGATGAGATATAAATCTTCTTGAAGTACAGGTATTACTATTAACAAAGTATTAATATATGGCAGTTGTATCCTATACTTTATTTTCTCGAATATTCTTGGTATATCATTTAATTGTCCTTCGACTAGATGGGGGGATTTTATCTTAGTCAGTATGACAGACCCATTAGCGGATGTAGAAATACTAGCTCTAATAAAAGGTATCGCTTCATTGGCATGCAATTCTTCAAAAAGATTCTTGATGTTGACTTTGATGTATGCGGAAAGATCGAATATTTTCCATTGTAATTCTTTTTCCATGGTCAGAACAGCGCTCTTAATAGAAATATCTATTATTTTTTGCTTACTTCCCACCTTCCCTTCGGAAAGATAGGCCTGTTCGGGAGCATATTTTTGGAAAGAAGCCGGCGCCTCCCCTAACAACTTGTATTTGTTGTCCAACAGTTCTCGTTCTTTTTCGTATTTTTTTCGAAGCATGTCGATATTGGGAGACAAATCTGGATAAGTAGACCGCAATTCATTTGGTTCACTAATATATAATTTGAACACATCGTAAGTTAGCATTGGCCAAAATTTTAGAATGAAAGAGTAATAAATCATATCAAATTGATAAGTATCGCTGCGCATCACTTCTTCTATTTGCTTTTCTTTACCAGAGATGAAATAGTCTAAACTAACTACCTTCAGATGTCTAGCGTTCCATTTAGTGTATATATCACCCATAGTAGTAAAGTAATCTAAAGCTTCTATTTGTATATGATCTTTTGTTTGATATAGCTCACTGTCTATAGGCAAATCTAGTAACTTAGTTTTTCCGACAGCCGCTCGTTCTATGTCTACATTCGAAACTATATCAGAAATAATACGATAATAAACAGGTCCGCGATTTTCTACATACAAGTGCTGCTTAAACAATGGAAGATTCGGTATAACTATACTTATTTTTTCCTTAAATTCGGAAATTCGATCTTCCGGATATATATGAACATCTTCTACCACAACATATTTATTCTCTGGATGTACTTCCAGCACTTTTACTTCTGTTTTTTTCTCCTTGCCAGGAATAATATCAGATATATCGAATATGTCTAAATCTCCTCCAGTGTGTTTCTCTTCTTCTAAGCCTATTATTATTTTCCACTTTGGTCCGTAAAATTTGGATAAAATTTCATTAGATCCACTTTGAGATGCCTTCTTAACAGCAGTTGCTACTTTTTCCGGAACATCCCCAATAAATACGTATCTGCTCCTTAAATCACTGCCTTCGACCAGATCTAATATAATCGGATATTTTTGAAAAACATTAGCCATCTGGTCGTAATTTTTATAAATATATTTATGTATATAATATATTCTTGTGATTATATGTAAATTATGAAGTGGAGTGCGGCAATATTCTCTTCATTAATATTAATACTAATATTGCTCATTTATTATTGGGATAACCTAATACATGGAGTAAAATATAGTGCATATAATACAAAATCTGTAGCTCCTTGTCAAAATTGCGAAGAATATCAAGTACACAGAGCGCATGATGGTGGTAAAGAAGCGGCTAAATTGCTATCTGAAATAAATTCGAGAAACAGCACTTTGCTGAAGCATTTGGAAGGTAAATATATCAAATATCCTTCAGCTCCTCAATTAGATCCAACCAAGAGCAATCGTATCGATGTAATACCAGGTACGGAAATGTATGATTCAATTGATGGTCATGATATAGTAGACTTACTCAAAAATCCTATGAACAAGGAATATCTACAAGAACGTATTTCACAGCTGTTGAATAACTATGATTCGAAATATATTTACGAAATCAGCCCAAAGAATACTGATAATGCGACTTCTTACACAGAAGACAAAAAAATATTAGTTTTATGTTTGAGACATAAAAAACCGGACACGCAAGGAAAATACAATCTACACGATATCAACACTATGATGTTTGTAGTTTTGCATGAGCTTACACATATGGCTAACAAATCATGGGGTCATCCTCCAGATTTTTGGATTCTGTTCAAATTTTTACTACTAAACGCCATTGAAGCTGGAATTTATAATGCAGTAGATTATGGTAAGCATCCCATTAATTATTGCGGACTATGGCTGCATTACAATCCGATTTTTGACGACAAAATATAATGTTTTTGTAATATTTTTAATTTGTATTATTTTATTTTATTATATTATAACAAGATCTACACAAATAGAGAATGGATTTTTTAGAGCGTTGTACTAGTGAGGAAGGCTCCAGCGTTTGCATGGCTGGTATGCTTTTAGGTATTATAATAACTTTACTTTTAGTCTGGGTTTATATGACTTACATGATGCCAACTAAGCCAGAATTCTTCGTGGATCCTAATAGTTTGGATGCAACTACGAAAGCGATTTTAGCGGCGAAAAACGCCTCCGACCCCCCAAATAATAGGGCTATGATGAAAATGTACGGGAGGATGTAAGAAAAAAAATATATTATAAAAAATATGATTGTATTTTTTTCTGTATTTACATTGAGGGATGTCGCGTCTGGAATATAGTGAAGTAGAAAAGATGGTATCGGATTCAGGAGATATTTAGAAGTAAGATGCGGGGGTTGTAAGGAAGTTTACGAACCTATGTGGCAAAGTTATAAAAATAAATCGAGATGTAAATGTAGAACTAAAGAAAAAGTATTAAAAGCTAGTATGAATTATACATACCTATTCGAGATATACATTAAACGAGTAATTAATTATTTTTTTCGCGTTATATTTCCACCCAAATATAACTATGGAGTTTGTAGAAGATTGTAAGAAACACAGCGATATTTGCTCAGTGGGATTTCTGATTGGTGTAATTATAACACTGATCATAGTATGGATTTATTTGTTCAGAAAAGACCATTTTATAGATCCATCATTGGACGCCACTACAGCAGCTATATTAGCATATAAGAATTCAACTGATCCGTCAGATAATCAAGCAATGAAGAAGATGTATAATGAAAATTTAGAGAACAAAAAGGAAAATTCAGCCTTGGTCGGACTTTTGTACCGTTAACTGGATTCTCTCTTTTATTTTTTCAATAATCGAAAATTGAAACGTTTCGTGAAGAATATGAAGAAAATGGAAGCTGGAGGTACTGGATATTTCAATAAAGTATTTAAGATCTCCTTGTACTAGTACAAGGAAAAAATACCAATTTTAAGCGATAGAACGACAACAATAACGATCGATCTAGTTAATTTTCAAGCTGAAGTTAACTATAAAAAATTAACATACATTATCCAAATTTGCGGTTTGATATCAAACAAACAAAAATAAATTAACGAAAGAATATACATTTTCAGGAAATATTCGTAAAAAAAATAAAATCTTCAAAATCACTATTATTATAGCCTTCTTAATAGGGAAAGAAAGGGTCGGAGATGGTAGTAAAAAGATAGCAAAAATAACCGTATCTCTTAGTTGTAAAAAAAGTGATAATAATGGATTATTTGAAAAACGCTTATATTATGATTTGCAATGCATGAAGATTAAAAGATACTGTTGTTTCGGCTCACCGACTAGGTATTATAAGATGGTTCAATAAATTTTTCCTTATTTTTTTTCCCTATTTCTTTCATTCCTTAATATAAAATGCTTAAAAAAAATTTAAAACATCAAAATAGCAATCCCTTCCTACCGACTCTTAAGGGTGTTAAAAGAAGTAAGGAGACTAGTCCTAAACATTCTCCTAGAGAAGAAATACCATCTACTCCAAGGCTTAATAAATCCCCTAGATTATCAGATGACGAAGAAAAAGATTCTTTACATGATCAAATATCAAGATACATAGGAACAGTTCCGACCACCAAAGAGAAATATCTATCCGAAATAGAAGAGTTGAACAATTTATTCCACATGGCAGAAAAACTATACAATGTGTCCAATGTATTTTATATTTATGGATTGCCGGAAACTTGCGATGATGAAAAAATAGCAAACAATATTTTTAGTCTAAAACTGACATTATACATTGCGCAAAAGAAGAACATAAATATACAAGTTTCCGACTTTTCTATTACTTTCGAGCGTAGTCAGCGAAGGGCTCGGATAGTATTGCCAGAACAGATAGTTCTCACTTACCCCGAAATAGTGCGACTACGTAAAAATATGGTGAATAAGCCTTAGACAAAATTGAAAATTCTTAATTAGATGTTAAACAAATTATCTAGATCAAACCTACCGTAGATTAACACGATGAATAGGATTGAGCACCATGGAAAAATATTACCATTCCCCTGTATGAAAGATTCTGCAGCAGTTAAGAAATTTGTAGCGTCTCTTCCTAAAAGAGCTGATTTTACAGATCTAGAATCAAGAAATCAGTTGAAATCGCAAATAGATAAGCAAGAGCCAATACTATTCATGCCAAATGACGTTAAGGAAATACATAATAATAAAAGCAGTCGTCTGGAATATAAAATACTATTATTTGGTATCCTGAAAGATGGATCCAAAGCAAGTGTTGTTATAACTGGAATAGAACCATTCTTCGATCTTAAATTTCCGGATGGTATAGATTCATTCGAGTTCGGGAATTTACTGGATTTTATATTTAGTAATCAAAACAATAAAATATATTGTATTAGAAGAGAAGAAGTTAGTCAATACCCTTTCAAGTATTTTAGTGAAGAACCTTCGAAATATTTTCGGTTGTATTTCCGCACCTTGCAAGCAAGGAGGAGGTGTTTAGAATATTTCTTGAAAAACAATTTTACATACACTTGCAAAGGTGTGTCTAAAACAGTTAGATTACAAACCGCTTCGGATGATTTATCTTGCTATTATAGAAAAGCGGCTAGAGAATATAAATTCGAATTATGTGGTTGGAATCAAATTTCAAATTACGAAGTAGTGAATGATAACACTTACACGAAGAAAATTAGTGTTCCTAACACTTTCGAAGTAAACGTTAAAAATTTCATAAACGCTAAATCAGCGGGTATAGATATACAATCTAATCCCATCAAATATAGAGATTATCTTCGTGATAAATCTTTAGAAATGTCATGGGATTTAGAAACTAACGGAGATGGTAAAACAGGTAACGCACCTGATCCCGATTTCGTATTTTCATTTCCTGATCCCAGAGATAAATCAATTGTAAAAGAAGAAGATACTATATTTATGGGAGCTTGTAGTTTTAGTTGGTATCAAGATGTCGTAGAAAACGCTAATGAACCAATGTTAGTAGTTAATTTTACTGACATGCCAACTCCACCTAGAAAAGATTGTTTAATTGTACAATGTACAAATCAAATAGAGATAATTTATGTTAAATGCATACTGTTGGAGCGAATGGCCCCTGAATTTGTAGTAGCATTTAATGATGGTTTGTACGATTGGCCTTTTATTCTTAGAAGAGCTGAAATGTACGATACCTATAAAGGTACAAAAATTATGGACTTCGTCAAAAAGCACGCATCCTGCGTACCTTGGACCGAAGAAAATAAAAAATGGCTCATAAGAGGAAAGAGGACAGAACAAATTAAAATCGAAGCTAATATGAATACAGATGGAGAGTTCTTGGATGTTCCAGGATTTCATTGTATAGATGTTAGAACGATATTTAGGCAACTCTTCCCAACAGCGGAGAAGAGCAACCTAAACTTCTACTTAGCTGCGAACAAATTAGGAGGTAAAGAAGATATGCCTTATCAAACTATGTTCAAAATATACCGAATATTACGAATACTTTGGCAATATTTTCAAATAGTAGATCCTGCAATAAAGAACGTATCTTTGGATGACATATATGATTACATACGTGGCTCCATAAGAGATTTGATAGGAAAACATGGCGGAGATTACGAATTTTTCAAAAATATTGGAAGTTCCGTTAAAGAAACTAAATCTGCTGACTGGATCAAGAAAATCGACAGCAGTTTACTTAGTTTACAACAATTAACATTAAATGATATTAATCATTTGATAGAAAAATCTACTGACGTCGTACATTATTGTAATGTGGATGCTAGAAGGTGTCATGATTTATTACGAGTACGAAACGTAATAGCTGACAAACGAGAAATTGCGAATTTATCTTACACATCTATGTTCGATGCATTGTATAGAGCAGGAGGTATGAAAATCCGTAATTTATGTATGGCAGAAGGTATAAAACCAGAATGGAATATCGCTTTTTCCTGTATTACTACAGGGAAAAAAGATGAACGGAAATATCCTGGAGCATTCGTAGTACCTCCTGTAAAAGGATTATACAGAGATCACAGCTCGGTTAAACGAAGGCGACGATCTAGTTTTCAAGAAGAATATGATCTAGAATCAGAATTCACTCAAGAAGACGTTGATCCACGAGACGAGCGAAATGCTAGTCAACTTGCTGAGTTATTCAGTAGTGATTTTGACGATAAATATCCTCCTGATGAAGAGAGTAATGATCAAAATTCACGAAAAGATCGACCCTGTTCAGGGGAAGATTTTAGTTCACTATATCCAAGTTTAATTATGACTTACAATTTCTCGCCCGAAAAGGCGATAGAAGATGAAAGTTATATGGAATATTTGAAAGGTAAACTGGACAGGTTTGGAAGACCTTATCGATTCGCTAAAGTTAGCTTTAGATATGGTTTTCCCGATCAAATAGAAGAGGAAAAAGAATTAGTAGAAGGATGGTTTGTGCAACACACTCCTATCGAGAAACTCAACGAAAAAACCGGTAAAATGGAAATCGTTGGTTATGAAGGAATGGGACTGTTAGCACACGTGCTTAAAGTTCTATTTGATATTCGATCCAGCGTAAAGAAAAAGATGGACTTTTATACAGGTCCTAAAGAATACTTGGAAAAATTCTTTGAGAAAAATCCAAAAAGCGCAGTAGATGCGTTGAGTATCGAAGAACAAAAAGCACTACTCTCGGAATCATTAGAAGTAGAAAAAGCTGAAAGAGTCAGGATTTTCAATGAAACCGGTAAGACTTTCTATAAATGGAAAGTCAAGGCTATTGAAGAAATTGCTGAATTTTTCAACAAGGAATACTTTAATGCAGCCGAAAATTATACGAAGACATGTGTGGCGTCTAATATTACAGGATTGTATGATGAGTGTGGATTCTTCTTCACTTATTACAATAGTAAACAATTAGGATTGAAAGTATTCATGAATACTGCCTATGGAGAAACAGGAAATTCTTTATCTCCGTTCTTCATTAAACAGGTCGCTGGCGCTATTACGACTTATGGTCAAAGGAACTTAAAGTTTGTAAAATCTTACGTAGAATCCAAAGGATGGGATGTAAAATACGGGGATTCTGTATCTGAAGATACACCTATTTTAGTGAGATTACCAGATCGCACTATAAGTTATAAATCCATAGGTGATTTATCTGATGGCGATTGGAATCCGAAAATATATCGCGATCAGAAAGGAACACTTATGATGAAATATGAAGCTAATCCATTTATTGATGGATTAGAAGTATGGTCAGATAAAGGATGGACTAAGATTGAAAATATAGTCCGTCATTTTATAAACAAACGTATGTTTAGAGTTCTAACTCATACGGGATGTGTTGATGTAACTGAAGACCATAGTTTACTTGATATAAATGGTTTAGAAACCAAACCCGGAGATATTGAAATAGGGACTGAATTATTACATTCTGAACTACCTGCACCTAAAGTAGGTAATAAATTTTGGAATGCAATAAGTATAGAAGAAGCCAAAGCATGGGGATTTTTCTATGCTGACGGAAGTTGCGGTAGATATGAATGTAAAAAATCTATCAGATACTCATGGGCTATAAACAATAAAGATTTGAAAAATCTAAAAAACGCATTAAAATGGTTAAGATCATGTGAAACTAATCACGATTTCAAAATTCTGAATACATTAAAATCCTCTGGCGTCTATAAATTAGTACCAGTAGGTAGTATTAAGAATATGGTAGAAAAGTATCGAGCTTTGTTTTACAATAAAAACAAAGAAAAGATGCTACCAGATGAAATAATCAATGCTTCTCCAGAAATTCAGAAAGCGTTTTATGAGGGATATTATATAGGCGATGGTGATAAAGATAAAACTCAAACTATAAACCGCTTTGACAATAAAGGTAAAATAGGCGCCGCCGGTTTATACTATATTAATTCCATGATGGGTAAAGAAGTCAGCATAAACTACAGATTTAAACGTCAACCGATTAAAGGAGGTGTATCTGATATTTATCGACTCACCGTAAGCGATGAACAAAAACGAAATTCATACGCAGTTAAAAAATTAGAGGAATTAGAGACTAGCGAGTATGAAATGGTGTATGATCTTACTACGAGTAATCATCATTTTGCCGCTGGAATTGGTAAAATGATAGTACATAACACCGATAGTTTGTATATCAGCCCTCCCGAGCCTTATTTTGAGGTAGTAGATAAGGAATACGAGACGGGGCGAATAACTAAAAAGGATTATTGGACCAAGATGATAGAAATAACTATGGAACAAATGGATATCTTAAGCGCAGAAATAGCTGAGTTATTATACCGAGATAATGGTACTAGATTTCTCAAAATGGCTTACGAAGAAGTATTATTTCCTTATGCTTTCGTCGGAAAGAAGAAATATATTGGAGTTCAACATCAAGGTATAGTGAACTTGAGCATATGTATGAACGAATGTACATTAGAAGAATTCGCCAAATCTAAGCTTCTATTTGTTAGAGGCTTAGAAGTTAAGAAGAGAGGTTCTTCAGAATTTTTGAAGATCATTTGTTATGAAGTAATTAAAGAAGCTTTCTGCATAACTACGACAAAGACGTTAAAGCAAATCGTACAAAGTAAATTAAAAGAACTTGCGAAAAGAAAGTTCAAACCCGATTTATTTATAAAGAGTGCTCGATACAGGATGCCTGGCAAAGACCCAGAAACGGGTAAGCTTAAACCAGGTAATGTAACTGTACTGAAATTTGTGTCGAGAATGAGAGCATTGGAGGTAACATTCCCGGATATTGGAATCAAAGCTCCCGAATTAGGCGAGAGATTTAATTACATAGTAAGTAAGAAATACCCATGGCAATATGATTTGCGTGGAAGGAAATCGGATATCAAGGTAGGTGATAAATACGAATATTTCGATTCTATGACCAATAAGGATTATATGGCTATCCGAGGCGAGAATGTAGAGATAGACATAGATTACTACATTATGAATGAGATTATCGGACAATTCGCCAGATTCTTGACATATCATCCCGAATACGATAAGTTCTACGAAACTATTGGGATAGATGATACTCTGTCAGTAGAGGAAGAAGATGAAAGATATAAAAAAGCAGATAAGAAAGCTCATAACTTCGCGAAGAACCAATTGAAGAAATATTATAAGGATAACTTTGCAGTACAATATCCGGCTCTTGGAAAGAAATATCAGAAAATATTCAAAGAGACCAATAAAGTCTTCCGAAGTGTGTTGGAAGATAAATACGGAGAAGCTATTAAATTATTCGATTCAGTTAATACATTGACCACTGGAGCCGAAATAGCACAAGATGATAATAACAACATGGTATTCTCTGAGCAAAAATTACGCAAAGCTTTAAGGGATACAATACTAGAGAAAGCCAAAAAGGAAGCTATAAGCAAGAAGCGTAATTCGGTCGTGTATGAGATGAGCACAACTAAAGATTTCGATCCATTCAAAATGTATAAAGTGTATGTATCCGGCCCTAATGCAGTTTGTGAGGTCAGGAACAGAAAATTCCAAGAAGATTTGAAAACAAAAGTAAAAGAATTGGAAAACATGCTCCCTAAGTTTGAAAAAATATGTGCCGGATATACAGGCGCTATGCAATCGTTAGTCGATATAGTTAAAAATAACAACCGAGACAGAGATATCGATGAAATAGAAATAGAAGATGACGATATCGCCTGTAGAGCGGAACTGATTGTGGACGAACCTAACGATTATGTACGACAAGTGTATGAAGTGTATAGAGATATAGTAGCCTTATACTCTTCTATTGAAGATATTCGAAAAATAAAAGAAGATATATCCCATCTGAAACAAGTAAAATGCGGACGAACTAGCAAACCTGCGTCTATCAAAGAGGACGTTTTGAAAAAAGAATTTTCTGATTGGTTGAGGAATACGAAAAATTAATCGCGTTCGCGTATTCACGAAAAATAAATATAAAATTATTTTTTTAATTTTATCCGCTATTTTATAACAGATAATATAGTATCCACTACAACTAAAGATGGAATTAAATCACCAACTTCTATTTGCTGTAATTTTAGTAGTAGTTTTGATTTTAATTTTCGACGAAGAAATATTTCATGTCATAAGAGCAACTAAAAGTGCTGCGGTATCCGCTATAAGTGGCGATAAATCAAATTTAAGTTCGAGCTGCGGGATTGTCGACGATGACGATGATAGAGGAGTGGAAAATTTGAACGATCCTAAAGTAACAGTTATGAATCCCCCTGATGAGGTGTCGTCCACTCTTACCGCTTTAGGTTACACAGCAGATGCACCTTGGGATGAAGTCTTGCAAGCGACTGAATTAGAACCCTCCACATTCGCTAACCACATGGATTTCGTAAAAGATGTAAGAAGATTTTCCAGCGGTGCCAACTTTACATCTGTAACAGATGATAACACTAATTTAGCATTCGTTAATTTCAGAGGATTGAGAAGACCCGAACACGTTCCTATTGGACCTGATGCCCGCCAGCAGCCAGATATCGACGAATCGGTGTTGTCTCGCAACCGCCCGTTGCGTTTTTGAGTAACTTCATAAAAAATATATCGTATATTATTTTTTATATAGATTATCTCGGAACAGCTCATCTTCGTAGTCCAGTTTTCTATAGAATTCGCCTTGCAGTTCTTTGGCTTTTTTAATATAAGATATAGCGGCTTCTTTTTCATCTTTGAATGTTCCAATAAAAGTGCTTTTACCTTCGTGCTTTATACGACATTCCCATGTACCGTTATGTCTCCTGGATACTCCTTTGTATTTACTTGAAGTATTATTACTCTTAGCTTTATTTATAGCATTTTGTCCATACGTAACCCATCTCAAATTATCCAGGTTATTGTTCGATCTATTCCCATCTATATGATCAACTATAGGATAATTATTTGGGTTCGGAATGAAACATTCTGCCAATAAAATATGTACTTTTTTTACTTTTTTAACACCACTGTTATGATATATATGAACGTATCTGTAATTTTCTATATCAATCGTTCCACAAATAAAATTCTTAGTTTCATCGTTTCTTATCACTCCATTGGAATAGATTGTATACATTGGGTAATCATATAAAATACACCATCTCATATTATCTAAATTTTCTAACATATCTGGAGTGTATTCATATTTTTTTCCTAAAGTTTCGTTAGATCGAGCCTTGATTACGATCATCTCTTCGTCTGCGAAATTAACTCTCATATAATCACCGTCTCTTTCTCGCATGCGAGTTTCAACCGCTTTTGCGGCTTCTAATTCATCATCAAAATATCCAATGTGTTCGGATATGTTATTGGCTTTGGTATAAGCTTTCCATTTATTAGTAGATTTATACCACCCAACTCCTATAAATTTACTACTACAATTACTTGATTTAGCTCTATTTCTATTATTGACACTTCGAGACACCCACCTTAAATTATCTAAGATATTATTTGTCTTATCTCCATCTATATGATCTACTATATCATAGTTATCGGGATTCGGTATAAATAATTCTGCTAGTAATTTATGAACTAATACTTCACATTGCTTCTTATCACTTTTTAAATTAGCATGTTTATACCCTCTCCTTGAAAATCCTTTTACTAAATTTCCTGTAGTTAAATTTCTTATTTCTCCAGATCCATTAATAGTATAATTTGGATAGAATTAGGTATAGATATTGCTTCGACGTCTTCTACGATTTCTACTTTTTTTCTACTTGGCGAATTAGTACATTCTTTACATTTACAACTGTATCCACCCGGTCCTCGTTTTAATTTTCCAAATTCCGAAATTCCCTTTCTCTCTAAACATCCGCTACAAACTCTTTGTTCATCCATTCTCGCTACACTAAAAAAACATTTCTTCAATTTTCGTTTACCCCTTTTCCTGTTTCGTCGATGCATGAAGAATATACAAAAAAATAACTTCATAGTTTATTAGTCAAGTCTGCTTCCATTGGCGTGCGTTTTAGCGTAGCAAGTCCCTGCCCAATGTCCATCTCTACCACAACGAAAGCAATTGTTTTCTTTTTTCTGTATCGGAGTGCTTTCCTCAAAAGGATTGACAGGTTTACGTGATCTCCTAACGGGGGCGATTTCGCGAACTATATTTCTTGCGGCTCCTTGATTTTTCTTGTTGCTGGGGCAATCATCTATGTAATGTCCAAAAGATCCACATTGAAAACAAGTACCCTTAGCAGTAGCTAGTTCTCTATCTAATGACAAACGTTGCCATTCAGGAAGCACTACTTGCACATAACTACCGCCACGCACGTTACCGACACCGTATTTTTCCATATATATTTTAACATACTTATCTTCATCAAATCTATCGGCTTCCGGAATAATATCTATAACATCTACTAATGGATATAACTTTGTCCAACCGGCTCCTTTATTAGCCAAATGTTCTAATATTCTACTATTACCTGCATCGAAAGTGCTACCAATATAGCTAGTTGTTTTTGCTGCTCCATTCTTTGCTTATTCATAAACAAAGAATTTATAATCAGTTTTTTAATTCTTAATAAAAAAAAGATCTTCAATTATATTCATATATTATCAAGTTTATTTTTCCATTCGGCGATCTCTTCTTCATTTAATATGGCCAACGCAGCATAAGCCATGTTAACTTCCATATCGTCTTGAATACGAACTAATGCTTTTTGTAAACGCGAGACTTTATCCCAAGCGGAAATGTCCTTAGCACTCTCTAAGAACATCCCATAGCCGCACTTATGTATAAGTTTCCTTAAATCACCTAAAGGTGATGACGCGTCGCTTATTGTGAAATTAGCATACACCTTCGCATCCTCATCCATATCACGAGCTAATTTGTACAACCTTTCTTTATCTTCAGAAGATATCTCTTGCTGCATTGTTCTCCGTAAACACATTTACGGAGGGCTTTCAATTTTTGCATTTTTGCTAAAAATGAAACTCTTTGCGATTATAATCACAAAAAAATACATTTATAAGGGATGAATGACTTACAAAAACTATTATTAGAATTTCCAGATAAACCATGGAATTATAAAGCGTTGTTAGAAAACCCAAATATTACTTGGGAGTTCATTCAAGCTAACCCAAACAAACGATGGAACTACTATTGGTTGTCTAGAAATCCAAATATTACTTGGAAGATAGTTCAAGAAAATCCTAATAAACCTTGGAACTACTATTGGTTATCGACGAATCCAAATATCCTCTTCGATCATGTCAAAGAAAACCCTAATAAGTCTTGGGATTATGGAATGTTGTCTAGAAATCCAAATATCCTCTTTGACTATATCAAAGAAAACCCAGATAAGAATTGGAATTATATCGCATTATCTGGTAACCCGAATATTCTCTTTGATCATGTTCGAATGAATCCAGATAAGTCCTGGAATTATAGGTGGTTGTCAGGAAATCCAAATATCACATTTGATCACGTCAAAGAAAGCCCTAACGAGCCTTGGGAGTACGATATATTGTCAGGTAATCCAAATATTACTTGGGAAATAGTTCAAGCGAATCCTGACAAGCCTTGGAATTATAGGTGGTTGTCGGGAAATCCAAATATTTTCTTCGATATAATCGAAGAGAATCCAGATAATCCTTGGGATTATGAAGCGTTGTCCAGAAATCCAAACATCACTTGGGAAATTGTCGAAGCCAATCCTGGCGAGCCTTGGGATTACTATTGGTTATCTCAGAATCCAAATATTACTTGGGAAATAGTTCAAGAAAACCCTGACAAACCTTGGAGCTATATAAGGTTATCTCAGAATCCAAATATCACATTTGATCATATCAAAGAAAACCCAGATAAACCTTGGGATTATGATGTATTGTCAAAAAATTTATTTAGAAAGCATCCAATCTTGATTAAGAAAAGAAAACAAATATTGATGAATATCTACACTAAAATATTACGCGGCGATAAGGAGGGATCCTTTTCTCGGCTACCAGCAGAACTAATAGAGATGATATTATTATTTACGAGTCATCGTTAATATACTGTCTTTAATTTTTTCGAAAGTTGCCACCTTATATCCACGTTTCGTGTGATCAGAGTAAAATCTATTAACACTCGCAATGGTTGAAAAATACGGCCCTATAAAATCCTGCCTTACTTCAGGATGCTCTCCGCTATTTAATAGTTTTCTGATTTCAGCACTTTTCATTTCAATTTCATCTAACGTTCTAATGTAAACTCTGCGATACAATTGTTCGTAATTATTAACTTTTATAACAAACTGTTTTTCCGCATTAATAAAACCAAAAGATAGTCCCAATAATACGACTATTTTATTTTGTTTTAATAATGGTACTACATACTGTTTGATCCAATTTTTATTCATTTCCCGCCTTCTCTTAAAAAGCTCGTTCATTTTGCCGCTACACGCCATTTTTTTGTATTTTGGTTGAGAAATTATCTCTAGCGCATGTTGTCATCTATATCATCTAAATCAATCACTACCAGTTTTTTATTCAATTTCAATTCATTAGCTAAAGTAGTTTTACCAGGCCCAGATGGTCCTGAAATGTGTACTAACATTTTCTATATTTTGCGAATTTAAAAAAAATAATATAATATTCGCGTATTCATTGAATTCCTGATCTTTACATATAGGTGGTGAGCTTACCGCCATTAATATGCGTTCTGGCGTAACAATATTCTATAGTATGGCTGTCTCTTCCACATCTGGAGCATTTCGGCACTGAGAAAATGCTTTTGATGAAGTTTAAAACACATTGAAAATAACCCGTCTCTTCGAATTGGTCGCATGTATTTACATAGTGTCCTTTCTCGCCGCATTTATAACATGTTCCAGAAGCAGTAGATAATTCTCTATTGAGAGAATCTATTTGATATTGTGGAAGTTTGATAGTACAGTAGCTACCACCTCTGACATTATCAATACCATATTTTGACATATATATCTTAACATATTTATCTTCATCGAACTCATCCACATCAGAAACTATGGCTATTACTTCAACTGGTGGATATTTCTTCGTCCAACTGGCGCCATTCT